ATTCACCATTATGAATTAATGCAATAAGAGTCGTACCTAAATTGTCCAAGGACCATAGACCCGGATCAGTTACTGAATCGGTGTTAGCTGCTGGAGATCCCCAACCTGTAAAAGAAGATGTATCTGTAACTGTTACACCATTATTGTGAGCAGCTCTTGTGGTTCCTCTTACTGCTCTTGTTATACCTGTAAGTTTGTTTCCTGCTACACCTGTGTAAGATATTTCTTCAGCACCTACTAAAATAAAATTAGTTCCTGTAGTTAGAAAACCTGTAGTGCTAGCTAATGTAATTTCTGTAGCTGAACCATTGTTACCATTTGTGTTATCCCCTAATGCACCATTTAATGTAGTTGTTAATGCTCCTAAAATATTACCACCATATAAAGATATACCCCAACCAAAAGCACCTAGCTGTTCAGCCGGTCCTACGTGATAGTATTGAAAAAATTTTATACCTCCAGAAGTAGTAGCACCACTTCCTGTTTCGTTAGAGGGCATTGTAATTGTAATTGTTCTAGCAGTAGGTGCGCTAGCAACCATGAATTTTTTATCATCAAAATCTGCAGCACTAAAATTAGAATTAGTAATTGCACTAAAATTACTAAATAAAATAATGTCCCCTTGTACAAAAGTTTGATCTGTAGGAAATGTTATTGTAACTGTTGGTGATCCATTAGTTGTGCTAAATGCATTTGTAATAGATGTTCCTGCTGGATTAACCAAAGGGTGTATGTCATAAAAAACTCCACCTGAATAAATATATAAAATTTTATTAGTACCAATCGCTGCAAATTTTACAGACGCGGTGCTGACAAAATGATGTAAACCTCTAGCTGCTCCAGTAAGTTTTGACTCACCTAGTTGTTTCCATCCACCTATTTTTTCTGGAGTACCATATCTAAAACGCACATTCTCACCATCAATCCATTGAGACTCAGCACCTGTTGATGTGACTTGTTTATTAAACCCAGGTAAAAATCCTAATTTTTGTAACATATAACTCCATTTATGTATTCCTGATTGGGGGAACACCTAACATTGGTCTTCTGTCAAACCTATTCTTTTTTGCAAAAGGACCATCTACATGGTTATAATGAAGAAACACTTGTCCGCAAGTATTTCCTTGAAAAGGTTCTCTCCAATGCTCTAACTCACATCCACTATATACCAGCATATCTCCTACTTCAAGCAAGACTTTTGTGCCTTCAGGAGCGTTGGGTTTATGTATATTCTTGTATTCATCGATAACATTATCAGCACCTGTGCCGTCTATAAATATTGGCCATGGCTCACCACCCAAGTTTATCGTCGTAGATATTTCACAGCTTGGTCTGTCTTTATGTCTTTTTAATTCATCTCCATTCTTATATATTCTTGCATAGGAATATGTAGGACATAAGTCTAGTCCAGTTTCATTTTTCATGACCGGTAATACTTTCATTAATAGAGTCTCCATTACATGATCTGCATAGTGAGAATAAGTGTTTGGAATCTGGGCATCTGTCCATGTACCTAACATACCTGTATCGTAAGTTATATTATTGTCGTACATATATTTAACAGCATCTCTTTTAAGTAAGAAATAGTTAAATATAAAATTAGCTAACTCATAACTAATAGCACTTTTGATTACTTGATATTTATTAAAAGCCATGTTGTATAAAATTAAAACTTACTGATATTCTTAATTCATCTGATTGATTAGGTTCTACTGAATGCCATAACCATGCTGGAAACATTATAACACGTCCTGGAAATGGATCAAGATTTGCATCTCTCCATAGATGTTTAGGAGGTTGACCTTCTTTTCGTATAGGCATTACCATTTGTATTCCAGGTCTTGGATCATATATCTTAAGTCTTCCAGCTTGTGGGTTTGACTTAACATAGTACACACCTGAAAATAAAGAGTTAGGATGTATATGGGGTTGATTAGACCCTTCTTTTGGATTTATGTTAGCCCACATATTACCAAGGACGGGTTCTCTATCTAACCATTCTTCTTTAAATACATCTTTAGACATAATCATTAATTCATTAACCAAGGGTTGATACTCAGGTTTAGTTGCCATGTCTGTTGTTGAGTGCCAACCTTTAACATTAGTTTTAGCTACACCTGGATCTTGATTAGACCAGTTAATAATATCTTGTGTTAGTTTATTATTGTCTAACTGTACATCCTTACCGTAAACATTTGTAGGAAAAAATTCTTCTCGAATCATCTAAAAGCTTTACCTCCAAACCAAACAACAAGAGATTGTCTCATACCCCTAGTTACTGGATTAACTCTATGGTTTAAAAAAGATGCAAATATAATTGCATGACCTTGTTTTAAACTTGCAACTTTTCCTGGAGCCATTAGTTCTAGATCACCACCTTCAAATTCCGATGTATCATTTAACAAAACGGTCATCGATATTTTTCTTACTGGTGGTTCATGAGTCATATTAACATCACAATCCATATGCCAATCATAAAACCCTCCAACAGGATATTCTGTAAACTGAGCGTTTTCTGTAATTTGTATATCTCCAAAACCAAAATGATTTTCATTTGTTTTTTGAATAAATGTATTTAGGTCTTGGTACATGTGTCCCATTTCTTTAAATGG